TCGCCAGCAACCTTCAGAATACGACCTCTGAAGGGAACATCGACTGGTGCAATGTTTGAAGCGGGTAAAGCGGCTGCCTTACATAGGAATCTTCCTTGATCAGCGAGCAACTTATCAGTTGCTCCGCTGGGAATAGCGTCTTCTGGCCACTCTAGTTCAACTTCGAATAGATTGGCCCTTACGCCACCACCATCGAGCCTAGAACGAAAATCAAAGATCGTTCTATTATTGGTGGGAATTGGTTGTACTGCCATTGGTTTTGGTCTCCTTGATTTTATTTAGATATGATCAAACCCTACCAGCAACTTCCTCAAAACTAACTCCAGTGCGTGTAGCAACGAAGGTTAGTGAGACGAAGTTAATGGACTTGGCAGGCTTCAAGAAGATGTCTGCCCTAAACTCATTATTATCGATGACGTCTGGTGTGTTATTTGTTTCGTCACAAATAACCAAGAAGTCGTAGAGACCTCTCTTAGATTGTACGTCACGTAGATAAGGTTCTACGATGTTAACGAAGTTAGCACGAGTAATCTCGTCGTTGAATTCAAATAGCTGTGACTTGGCAGCATTTTCCAAAGATTGTTCAATTGTAAGGAACAACCTTCTAACATTGATTCTATCGAATGCAGAAGAATAACCAAGTGCAGTCTTATCACCGAATAGGAGAATTCCTTGACCTTTCTGGAATATAACTGGGTTAACTCTTGCCTTATACAGTTGATCCCTCTCAGCTTGAGTAGGATTGTATGCAAGTTTAACTGCATTATTAATAATACCGCGTTGCTGACCTGCAGGTGAGTACCAAGGATAGAAATTAACATTGGTCCTAACCATTAATCCAGCAATATCACCATTGGTTGGGATATAACGGAATTCATTATTAAACCTATCATAGGTATACTTGTAACCACTATCAAATATTCCGTAGGAAGATGAGGATAGTGAATTAAAGAATCCAAGAGTGTTATTTGTTTGTGTTGTACTATCAGTTACACCAACAATATTCACCCTATGGTTACCGATACAAGCAACACAGTCCTTTCTTTCTCCGGCAATTGCAAGAAGTCTAGCAGCCTTAGCCTTAGATTCTCCTTCGTCGGTTAATCCTGGACCCATGATTAGGTAATCTACTTCTTCTTCATCTTTGTTCTTGAAGTAGTTGTATCCAGTAATAAGATTACCTAGAGTTGCGGTCATACCGTTAGTGGCACTGTAATCAACACCTCCACCGATGGTATATGTCTTATTACCAATATTGTTAAAGGTATTACCTTGTGCTTTCCTGCCCCAGGAACCATTTGAAATGGTTACCTTGGTCCATGAAGTAGAGAATCCAGAAACTTGTGGTTCTACAGCCCAAATAGTATTACCTACACTGGATGGTTCTTTTCCAGCCCAAACATAATTAGAGAAATCTGCAACATAATTCTTATAGTAGATCTTCAAAGGAGCATTTGCAGAAGATTGTGCATCAAGTGCCTTGGATAGTGAGATATGCTTCTCAAGGATATTACCCTTGATGCCAGTTACATCTCCATTATCATCAACAATTACAACGTGAAGTGCATCGTTCTTACCTTGTCTATCGGTAACGAAAGAGTTATCTGTTGGTTTCGAAGCAATCGAATTCCAATATACAGTACCATTAGCCAACCCAAGGGTTTGCTGATCGTACCAATCTAAAGCACTGGCAGCTGTCCTAGCAATTACGGAATCTGCACCCGTTTGATTTGCTCCAGAATTATTTACTAAGTAGATAGTTCCCGACTTAGCATACGAATAAGTTCCACCCTTTTCATAAGATACCGCCGTTTCCGTACCAGCATAAGATACCCTAGATGTAACTCGTACATTAATTGAACTATTACTATTTGATGCATCCGTTGTAACACCAGTGATAATACCTTTTAGATATCCACTGAATGTTTCTACAGTACCATCTGTATTTGGCAGAGAAACTGCTGCAAGAGCAGTCGTAACACCATAACCAATCGTAGCACCACATCCAGCAAGACTGGTTGTAGCAATACCAATGATTTGGTCTGCAGCATTGTCAACCACACAGACTTTTAATCCATCTGACCAGGATCCTGGGTTCTTTCCAGCCCAGAACCAGGTACTATCTGTTTGATGGTTGTCAACGTAATCTTCATAATTTAGAACTTGTAAACTTGTTGTATTGGTTACAGCGACACCAGCATTCGCATTACTGAGTTCGGTGTCTCCAGCCCTAACAACTTTAATAATACCGCCATAGCTTAAAAATGCGCTTGCGGTCATCCAGTACTCATACTGGGCATCGGTGCTAACTGGTTTACCAAAAGTATCAATGAGATCTTGCTCATTTTGAACTAAGATTGGTTCATTAACTGGACCCTGTGTAAAAGGGCCTGCAATAGCGCCAATATTGTCAAGGACATTTTCGGCTCTTCCTACAGTTAAATCAACCTCCCTGGTAAGTACACCTGGAGAAAGTAACGCTACCGCCATTGTAGTCTCCTCTGAGATTTATTTCCTAAAGATATTTAGAATTTATGACTTTTTCGTTGGGGAAACAATACATGAACAACTACCAGTCTGGATATATCCAATCACTAAATGTTCTACGTTCTTTTCTAGTTTTTACAATTCTTTTTATGGTACACATCTTACATTCATACGAATAAGCAGAAGGATAATTCTTTCTATCTTTACGTGTTAAATAAAATCCATCAATCAGATCCTTTATTTCTCCACAAACTCTACATTTCCTTTCTGTAAGTAAATGTTCTAAATCAAATTGATCTTCTAAATTCATCTAGTAATACTCCCACATATAAGATCTATCACCATATTCATCTACTGTCCATCTATCTCCATCTGCATCTACAAATGATTTATCTTCATTCAACCCATCAGATACAAATCCAAATGGTGCCATATCTTGTTCTATAGCATTTTTCTGTTCATCATATAATCTCTTTCTTACATCTTGATCTGTCAATTCCTTAAAATAGTCTTGACATACTAACCAAGCATATATGACCAGACACATTGCAAGGTCATCATTACAACCTTCTTCTGCCTCAAAAGAATTACTCTTAGATATAAAAGTAGTTAATTCTGAAATACAGTCATAATCAGTAAATAACAACTTATCAGACTCAATCATAGTCTTGAGATTCAATGATCCAACCTTTTTAACAGTTTTGGACATCTTAACTCCTAGTTGAGTCTTCTTACCAGAAAACCCTTGTCCAATAACTTGTCCAGCACGTCCTCTCATTGAAGACATCAAAAGATTAGAATATTCGAGATCATAATTTAAAATAGACGCAACTTGATCTCCAATATCATTTACTTCACATAAAATGAATGCATTATTATATGCTTTACATGTTTCCCATATAATGTTAGGGAATAACATTGGTTTAATATCATTTTTTCTATACTTACAAACCAGTCTATGAGGAAAAGTAGTAATATCAATAACTACAAAAGCAGAATAATCTTCTCCAACACCACGAGCAACGTCTACTGTACAAAGATAATCATGATCAGCTTCTGGTTCAACATAAACATCTATACCATTCCCACTCTTTAGGGGAGAATCATATACTAAAGATCTTAATTTTGATGGAGATATAAGAGTATCAACAGATCCTAAGAATTCACATTCAAACTCAACTTTAAACTGCTGTTCTGAAGTGTTTGCAATGGTTTGTCTTCTCCATTCATCATCCCTACCAGGAACTTCAGACCAATGAACTTCAGTAGTCTGATACTCATTCCTATCTTCTTCTGCATCATGCCACATGCGATAAAAATGATTCATACCCTTAGGGGTAGAAACAATTATAATCTTGGTTGATTTACCAGATGAAATTGTAGGATAAACTGAACTGAAGAAATCCTCCGCAATATGATTAGGAACGAATGCAAATTCGTCTAAGAATATGATGTTAAAAGTCATACCCCGAACTGCAGCAGCAGATGTAGATGCTGCCATAATCTTAGAACCGTTCTCCAGTTCTAAACTACCTTTGTTCCATACAAGAATACCCTGTTGCATCCACTTAGGTAAATTCTCATATGCAGTCTGCAATCTTGCTAACAAGTCTCTTGCAGTTGATGCCTTGTTTGCGAGAATACCAATATTAACATTGTCATTAAACAAAGCATAATGAAGTAGATATGATACAGACGTAGTAGACTTACCAGTCTGACGAGGCATCATGCAAATATTAAATCTATTTGCGTGAAACTTTTTAATTAACTTTTCTTGGAATGGCCACATATCAAAAGGCACAAGACCTTCATCAACGTTTACAATCTTAATAAATTTTCTAGCGAAATATACGGGATCATCTTTGCACTTGATGAATTCCTTAATCTGTTCTTCGTGAAATTCAATTGGCGTATTCGCTTTCTTTAAAAGCGGATTACCAAGATATACATCAGGCATAATAAAACTCCTACGTCATTTCATATTTACCAAAATTTAGATGTCCCTTTGGCTCTTTTAGTAGTTTCTTATTGTGTTCTATGGTCATATCATATAGTTTTTTTAAATTATCTGCGGTTTCTTTTAACTTCTGAATCTCTCTATCTACCTCCCCTTTGGTATGACTGGTTGAGATGGTCATTAGTCTGGCCCTTTGATTGTTTTTCTTCCGGCATCTGGATCAAAGGCATGTTCGGATTTAAATGCGAAACGGTTCTATTATAGAGAATAGCTCCTGGATATACTTTGCGTACGGCATCAAGTACATCTTTTTTTGTTGGCATTCTTGTTTGAGGGAAAAACATTTGGCTTACATATGTTTTTGATCTCCAACCAAATACAACTGTTAGGATTTGCCCAGTCTTTGAT